GTTTCCAACATCATTGCTTCTTCACATAAATAATTCGTCTTGCCTGTGATTCGGTAATTTTAAAATGATCTGCCAAGTCCTGTAACCCGAACTTTTTTTTGGTTGTCCTCTCCATATGGACACCACTCTTCTCTACATATTTTATTTTGCCCTTGTTATCTTCCCAATAACTTTTGACATCTTTTATGAAATCATCATTAAACTTTGTCATTTATTTCTACTCCGATTGTTAAAAATATGGGGTACAAACATACACGGACATATATTTCCACCCCTCTGACGGCTCTTAAAACGAGCCTTTTTTGGGTTGCATTGGGAAGATTTGGGTATACTTCCAAGAACTGTATATCGAACTACCATTCTGATCACTGTCCAACCGTCCTATTGTTCGCTAAAACCAAGCCGCTAAGCTTTAGGACGTGCCTTATCTACGTTCCATAGATTATTCAGCCACAATGCTATTTGCTCGTCAGCAAATATCTAAAAACTTTGTGTAGGCATCCTATAGATTTTATTACATACTTCTTAGGTTGTTCGTAATAATTGCACAAAAGTAAAATTCAATAAATCACTACTCGGGGGTAAACTTTACTTCTATGATCTATAGTTATGACGTGCCTACTCGCCACCACGAAAGCTTGAACAACACCCCCTAACTCTTTAACATCTTCAATGTTTTTTCTATTTCTTTCTTGAGATAATCTATATGATCCTTTTCCTTTTCGGGTGGAATAATAAATATATCTCGCTTTGTAGCTCTGCATAAATAATCTAATGCAAACTCCAAATTAGAAATCTTTTCTTTATTGCCCTCTATCCAATTCATTTATAATCCCCCATTTCTGATCACTTCACATTCATAAACATATTTCTCTACATCAAAATCGGGATGAGACATACACTCTTCTGTATAACAATCAACACAAATCACATGGTAAGAGAATAAAAAAGCACGTGGAATATGAGTGATTTTTTCTGTACCAATCCAATCGGGTTTAACTGTCTTACTACATTCTACACATTGATAACCCATTACTGCACCTCATCAATATTAACTGTCCAATAAATTTCTGAGTCTGTACCAAACTTTCTTGGACGTGGTTTCGCTTTTGAATATGGTTCTTCCACTAAGAAAGAAGAACCAACTTCATACTCATCCCATTCTTTGTCAACGATTGATCCATACCAATCGTCAACAATTTCATTTCTAACATTAGGAACTCTTCTAGCTTTAACTGACATTTGCAACACCCACTGTTAAACTTCTGTAGTTCTCAGCATAAGCACGACACTCGTTAAAGACTTCATCCCAATGACCTTGTGGCATACCGTATGACATCAATGCACGTTTCATTACATTAGTAGCAGTATCTGTCCATACAATCGCAACAGACATGGCATACTTCCAAGCACCAATCTCTTTCTCCATAAGATCATTATCTCTGCCTTGTGCAGGTCCAATCAAATGACCAATCTCATGTAATGCTGAAACATAAAAACCTGTGTTCTTTGTTGGTCTAATGCAAATCAACTTATGTCTCGGGTTCGCATAGTAACGTGGGTCTGTATCATTCAATGATTGATACTTAACAGTGATGTCATGCTCTGCACATAACTCTTGTACGTGCAAAGCCATATCAATTCTTTTAACTAATGGTCTAGTCATTATGCAATCTCCCTTGTGTAATAAGATGAAACAGTACGTTCATCCAACCAAGTATCTCTTTGAACATTGTCAACTACTGCGACTAAATGCTCTCTTGTCAAAGCAATTACAGAACCACTAGGAGCATCTGCTGACCAATTTCTAATTGAAACCTTTTTACCCCTTTTATCTTTTGGGGTGCTATGACGAACAAAACCTTTTTGCTCAGCATATTTTCTCCAAACAACTTTACTATTTGGTAAGTCACCCATCTCTAAACCAAGATCAAACAACTCTTTCATTGTAACCTTGTAATCTTGGTCTAGTGCGATAGAAAATGCTCTAATCACACAATCACCAATTTTTGTTTGAGAAAAATAATTTGATCTACCACCGTCATCTTTGACGTATTTACCTTTAAACTTATTCATTATGCAACCCTCTTAACTAAAATTTTGTTATCGTAACTTGTGACATAAACTTTTTTGCCAACATCAAGATTACTCACGTTAACTAAATCTTTATTATACAAACCATACACTTGTGTGTGTAGTACATCTCCTGACACATTATTTTCATTAGCCAAATCAACCTTGTCTACATAATGTAAAGAAAATTTTCTGTTTGATGGGATATTAATATTTTTATACATTTAGCACCTCGCTTTCGTTTGTTAGTGTATGATAGTAATATAAGGAACTTTTTTCCTATTACAAGAGTTTTTTTTATTTTTTTTTAAATTAATATCATTTGTGTTGAAATTTTGTTGTCTATCCTATAGTTCAGCGTTTCTGTTTTTGGGTAAGAATGTATAGGATAATTTAAATTTTGATTAAATATTCTCTTTTGTCTCTTGTCTCCTAAGAAATATATATACCTATGTTTTCTTGGTCTATCGACTACCTCAAACTTATCTTTGTCATTCATTCTTTCCTGTAAAGTATACTTCTCACATATTGTCTTTGAGTGCATATTAGAATTTTTTATTCGCCACTCTGTTCTTTTGTCTGACAATCCTGTGTATATAAAATTAGTAGCTTGATAAATATATCCTGTATGGTTCATGCTCGTATCTGCGTAAGATACAACTATCTGGGGCTTGGGTAATAACTTTAAACTATTACCAACAAGATAAGACGCATTGTTTTTATCATTGTCAATTAAACATAATCTGTTGAGCTCGATAACTTTATCTTTAAATTGTTCGCCACATATACCAATACAAAGAGATGAGCTCGGTGGTGAACCATAAGTTATTACACCGATCAATTCTTTATGTAAGTATAATCCGAACGAATAAGATATTGACGGTATTCTCTTGGCATAATGCAATCTCTTTAACCAATCGTATGTTTCCTCTTTTTTTATTTCTAAAACTTTTTTGTTTTTAAAGTCACTCATTTTTATTTCTTTTCTTTATTATTGCTATTTCTCTTTTTGTTATTTCCTTCAACTGCCTGTGACAAGATCCACAACTGACATCTGTTCGGTTTTTGTAGATCCGACCTCTGGTTTGTCTGCCACACCAATCACAATCAATATGAGTTTCATAGTATCTTATATATTCCATTACACATTATCCGTTGCTGTTGTTGCCTCATATTCGCCCCGACTCATCAAACCGTTGACAGTGCCAAGCCATTTACGACCACCCGCCGTGCTGAAACTAAACTTATCAATCCGACCTTCAGTAATTAATTCCCGAACAATTCCGTCCAGTACACGTTGAGACAGATTCGCCAGTGCATCTGGTGCATCGGCATCAGTCATACGATTAGACAACGAATCTGCACCTCCCTGTTGACACAATGCACGACCTTCTCTTTCGCATCTGCTGATCCACTCGTACAGTGAGCTCTTACGTAAGTCTCGATTACTGCCAGAATTAAGCTGTATAATATCCTCAGTCCGATCTACCAACAGTCCAGTATTTAAATCCCGAACAAATTTGCGTATCTGGCGTTTGGCTGGTCCGTTCGATTTTACAACTGCCCCATCGAAGCATCTGTTTCTCTGGTATTCTATGTTAAGTTCCTTACACTGGCGTTTTGCTGTGTTCTCATCCAACTGCCACAATGCAAACGCACAACGCACACCATCAACAATCGCTGACGTACCCCGAATAAGATTTCTAGCTTGTTCTGGTGTTGATATAACTGTGTCGTCCTTCACCTTTGTCATATGGTGACACATCATAACGGAAGCTCCTGTTTCCGAACAAATCTTAGACATCAGTCCTGTCAGGGCTGCACCAGCTGATGGATCAGAGTTCACATCTGCGTGAACAAACGAAGCCAACGGATCGAAGATAATAAGCTTCAGGTTATTAATCTGTAATATTTGTTCGTATATACGCTCGAACTCTGCTGAAGTTGTTAGCTCACCATGTACGCTTTGCAGTACAGGAAACACACCACCGACATTGGGTAATGATACAACCCGAAGCTCATTTTCATACTCAAATCTTTCATTGTTTGGGTCTAAACGCTCTATACGTCTGTGCATCTCTGCTTCATCGTCCTCTGCTGTGAAGATAACTACATTACCAAACTCGGTTACATTACCCCCGAACGAATTACGCATCGGGAAAGCACCAGTAACTTTCATAGCTAAATCCAGTGTAAGCATACCCTTACCTGCGTCACCCGCAGCTGATAATATGATTGGTACCCCCAAAGGAAACGTGCCGTCTACCAGAAACTTTTGTTCGGGTGCAGGACCAACGAATCTCGATACCAATAAACTGTCGTCCAGAAGATTTATGTTCTGGCGTGTAAAGTTACTTGTAGTATTTAGGAACTCATTTATATCAAAGCCTTCACTTATTGCATCTGCGACATCCCATCTTTCGGGCTTACCTCGTGGTAGTGTAAGCATCTTAACTGATTTAACATTAGCGTTCAGGGCTAACTCCTGAACTAGCTCAGCTAACTTCTTACCAGCGTTGTCATTATCAGCCCATAAGATAAGCTCTTTGCCTTGTAATGGAGAGAAGTCATACTGTGACGCTGACTTCTTTGTAAGCATACCTGCACCACCCATTGTACAGGTTGCTGTGTAACCCAAATTGTTGAGTGCATCTGCACATTTCTCACCTTCTACCCAGATGACTGTATCCGAAGCCAATATGTTCGGGATATTATACAATGGTCTGACATCAGGCATACG